GTCGTCACCGACGAGGCCAGCGGCAGCATCAGCCATGCCGAACTGACGCAGACCTGGGTGGTGACCTACGAAACGGCAGAAGGCGCACCGTCCACCCTGATTTAAGCCGCCGCACCCAAAACAAGACCGCCCGCCCGGGCGGTTTTTTTTCGTCCGCATCCGCCGCCTGGCGGATTTTTTATCCCGAAAGGAAACATCATGTCCTCTGCAAAAAAATGGTCCGGCGTGGCAGTCGCCATGGAATCGGCGCTCGGCGCCAACAAGACCATCACCGCCATCGCGGTCGGTGCCACCGCCACGGTCACCGCCACCCATGATTTCAGCGCGGGCGACTACGTCAAGTTCAGCGTGCTCGGCATGACGCAGCTGAACGGCCGCGTATTCCGCGTGCTGTCCGTGTCCACCACCGTGAGCTTCGTCATCGAAGGCACCGGCGGCGCCAGCCTGGATACCTCGTCGTTCTCAGCCTTCACCTCCGGCACCTGCAACAAGGTCACCTTTGGCACCAGCATCACCACGGCCACCAGCATGTCGGCCTCCGGCGGAGACTTCGACTTCATCGACACCACCACCATCCACGACCTGGTCAAGACGCAGATCCCCGGCAGCGCCAACGCGCTCGCCTACACCTTCGACAACCTGTGGGATCCGTCCGATGCAGGCCAGATCGCCATGAAGGCCGCGTCCGACGCACAGTCGCAAAAGGCGTTCAAGTTCACCTTCGGAACCGGCGGCGCCATCGCTGTGATGAACGGCTACGTCGGCTTTGCCGGTGCCCCCACCGGCAACGCGCAGGACAAGGTCGTGTCGCCCGCCGTCATCACGGCATTCGGCGCTCCGGTCTACTACGCAAGCTAACCATGAGCCTGATCGACAAAATCCGCAAGGCGCGCGAATCCACCGTCGAGGTAGGCGGCCACCAGTTCACCGTGTGCCGTCCTACTGACGAAGAGGCGCTGACGCTCGGCCGCCAGAATGTCACCCTGGTCGACGTCGTCAAGCGCTTCACCCGTGGATGGAATCTCGCTGAGCTCGACGTCATTCCAGGCGGCGGCCCGGAAAAAGTTCCATTTGACGCTGACCTTTTCGCCGAATGGGTCGCCGACCGCACTGAAGTCTGGGAACCGCTCGGCAACGCCATCATGGACCTCTACAAGACCCATGCCGATCAGCGCGCGGCTGCGGTAAAAAACTGACGGCCTGGCTGGAGCGCACGCAGCTTCCGCTTCCGCCAGGCCCATCTCCATCACCCGTTGCCCTTGAAATCTGGAACGGCGGCGGCCGTCGCATCGACTGGCAGGCGTTGGATGTGTTGGCCGAAATCCACGGCGTCAGCCAGCCTGAAATCCTTGTCGCCGAACTCATCGCCATCCGAAACTTCGTGGAATCGCTGAATGTCTGAATTAAAAGGCCTTGATGATCTAAAAAGAGCGCTTGATGAATTAACGCAAGATCTCAAAAATAAGGTAGTCAAGAGCGCTATTCGTTCTGCAGCAAAACCAATAATCACTGCTGCAAAGGCAAATGTAAAGGTACTCAAAAAGCCAACTACGTATCGTATAGCGGGGCTGGTCCGTGATCGAATTGTAGTGACTAATAGCCGCATTCATGCGCGTACTGGTCAAGTCGGCTTATACATAAAGCCGATTGCGGCAAAGGGTGTCACAAAAGGAGCAAAGTCTCCACTCGATCCGTTTTATTACCGCTTCCAGGCAGGCGGCTTCCACGCCGTTGGAAGCCGACGCGTCAAGGGCGGGAGACTGACGCGTAAAGCAAATCTGTCATCGATGGAACGCAAGGGAAAAATTCGTTTTATTCCAGGGGATGACTTCATTGGCAAGGCATTCCGCGCACAGGGGGATGCAGCATTAAAAATTTTCCAGCAAAAGCTCAAAGCACGTATTGATGCGGCAAACAGGAGAAAGTAATGGGATTTTCTACACTTGCCGTCGATTTGATCGCTAAGTTTTCAGGATTCGAAGAGGGAACAGCAAAGGCTGTAAAAAGCCTCCAGACACTGGAAAAACAGACTGATAAGGTTCAAGCATCGTTTAGAAGCGCATTTAAGGATTTGGTACCTGCTATAGGTGTAGCGTCTATTGGGGCGTTTGTAAAGTCTGGCATCGACGCCGCCGACGCGCTCAACGACATGAGCCAGCGCCTCGGCGTATCGGTCAAGGATCTGGCCTCGTTCAAGCTGGCCGCAGAGCAGAGCGGCACCAGCCTTGACGGCGTCGGCGCCGGCATTGCGCGATTGTCGCGTTCCATCGGAGATGCCGAGAGCGGTAACAAGCAACTGGCCAATGCGCTGTCCGAACTTGGCATCACCGCGCGCGACCCGAAAGAGGCATTCTTCCAGCTGGCCGACGCGGTTCAGCGCATCGATGATCCAAGCAAGCGCGCTGCGCTGCTGTCGCAGGTGCTTGGCAAGAGCTACGGCGAGCTGGTGCCGCTGCTTTCGCAGGGTGGCGCGGCGCTGCGCCAGTCGGCGCTCGATTCTGAATCATTCGCCCAGGCGATGTCCCGCCTTGCGCCGGAAGCGGATAAATTCAACGACAGCCTCGCGCAGCTGAAAAGCAACCTGGCAGGGCTTGCGGCACAGGCGATCGGTCCTGCGGTCGCATCGTTCAACGAATACATCGCTGTCATGCAGGAGGTCAACAAGACCGGCTCGCTGCTCGACAAAATCCGGTTCTACGGCCTTGGCAACGCCTCGGATGAAATCGTAAACAAGGTGCGCAAGGTTGCCGAGGCTTCGGCGGCAGCGGCCAAGGCGGCGCGCGATGCCGCGGCCAAATCTGCCGGTGGCACGATCAAGCCACTGGTGGAAAAAAAGGTCAGAACGGCAAAGGCGTCCGACCCGCTCGCCAGCCTGCTCGCCTCAACCGACATCGGCCGGCTGGCAGAATTCGACAAGCAGGTGGCACTGCTCAATGCGCGTTTCGACGGCGGGCGCAAGAACACCGAGCTTTATACCCAGGCGATGACCAAGCTGGTCAATACCACGTTCTCCGCCAACTTCACCGAATTCAACAAGCAGCTCGCAGACCAGGACGAGACGCAGCGTCTGGTGGCCGATCATCTCAAGGCGACCAACGACGAACTCTATGCGCAGCAGCAGGCCTGGTCAGATGCCGGCGCCGCGCTCACCGACGAGATGCGCACCCCGCTGGAAAACGCCAACCTCGAATTCGGCCGGCTGCAGGAATTGCTCGACCGCGGCGTGATCAGCTGGGAAACCTACACCCGCGCGGTCATGAAAACCCAGGACGCGCTCGAGAAAACGCCGGACAAGCTGTCCGAAATGGACACATTCGCCAAGACCGCAGCAGAAAACATCCAGAACTCGTTCTCCGACTTTCTGTTCAACCCGTTCGACAAGGGGCTCGACGGCATGCTCAAGAGCTTTGGCCAGACGATCCAGCGCATGATCGCCGATGCCGTCGCCGCCGACCTCGCCAAGAGCCTGTTCGGAGACCTCGTCAAGGGCGGCAGCGGCAGCGGCGTGGCAGGCAGCCTGTTCAAGTCCATCGGCAGCCTGTTCAGTTTCGACGGCGGCGGCTATACCGGCGCCGGTCCGCGCAGCGGTGGGGTCGATGGGCGCGGCGGCTTCCTGTCCGTGCTGCATCCCAACGAAACCGTCGTCGACCACAGCCGCGGGCAGAGCATGGGCGGCGGCCACACCATCAACGTCTACGTCAATGGCGGCAACGCGCCTGACGTGCGCCGCGCCGCCGGCCAGGGTGCGCGCGAAGGGCTGGCCATGATCGACGGAGCGCGCCGCTATGCCTGATTTTCTGGAAGAGCGCCTGCCGGTAGGCGTGCGCATGGGTGTCAGCTATGCCGACGAATACCAGGTCGAGGTGACGCAGACCGCCGGCGGCAGCGAATATCGCCGCCTGGTGCATCCGTACCCGCGGCGCGTGTTCAGCGTCAGCTACACCCAGATCACCACCGACCTGTGGAGCCAGGTGCTGGCGCTGTACCACCGAGCCTATGGCATGTATGCCGGGTTCCGCGTCAAGGCGCTGGACGACTACACCACCAACGCGCGCACCGCGGCGCCAACAGCCACCGATCAGACGCTGGCCGTGGTCACGGCCGGCAGCGTCTACCAGCTGCAGGTCGCCTACGGCAGCGGCGGCACGCCGCTTGGCATCGGCACGCCTTACCGCACCATCTTCAAGCCGGTGGCGAGCACCACCCGGGTGGCGATCGACAGCCTGGAGCAGGGCGCGCTGATGTGGAGCGTATCCACCACCACCGGCCGCGTCACCTTTGCCGCGAACAAAACGCGCT